TAGCCTGGAAACGTTCGATAAGAAGGGTGATATCCTTCAGCGTGCAGATCTCATAAGAGATCTATGGGTCGCTGACAGTATAAAGCGAAGCGGGAATGTTCGTGCTTATTTAGACTTCTTGGTTTCATTTAAGTCTAGCTATTCTGATAACTCAGTATATCTTTTTAAGTTGGGCGAGGCGTACTGCCGAATTAATGAGATAGAAAAGGGTGTTGCTACACTTAAGAAGTCTCTAGAATTGGATCCTTTGCAGCACCGTTGCTACAACATGATCGGGTTTGCGTTGAAGCGAGTAGAGGACTTCGAGCAGGCAAAGGGGTACTTCATTAAGGCCGTTGAGTTGTCGCCTAAAGATGCTAGGCCTCATTACAATTTAGGGTTGTTGTATACAGATCTCGGGCAATACGATTTGTCTAGAGAGCACTTGGAGGCCGCTGTAAGGCTTGGTCCTTCCGTGAGGGATTATACCGATGCATTGTTTGAGCTTGACTCTTTGACTGGAGCCAAGGAAGTTGTAGAGGAGATAGCTGAAGCTTAGTTTTTATTATTTTTGATGCCTAGAATGAGCCCGCCGAGTGCGGGCTTTTTTTCGCCTGGAGAAAAGCAATGGCAAGACTTTCAGAGAGCACGGCAGGAAGCCGCAATGCGCTGGCCTTCCTCGACATGCTGGCTTGGGCAGAAGGCACCGGCACCTCACCAGCCACGGCCATGGATGGCTACGACGTGATCGTCACCGGCATCGACCGGAAGCCTGAGGTGTTCAAGGACTTCAGCGAGCACCCCTTTGCCAAGGGCCGCAAGTCCAAGGTGATCAACAGCAAGGGCCTGACATCGAACGCCTCCGGCCGCTACCAGCAGATGCTCAAGGATTGGCCGCATTACCGGTCGCTGCTCAAGCTGCCGGACTTCAGCCCGATCAGCCAGGACCTGCTGGCCCTGCAACACGTCCGCGAATGTCGGGCGCTGCCGGACGTGCATGCCGGTCGGATCGAAACCGCTATCAAGAAGTGCCGGAACATCTGGGCCAGCCTGCCCGGGGCCGGCTATGGCCAGCGCGAGCACCGGCTCGAGGACTTGATTAAGCAGTTCCGCCTGGCGGGCGGGACGCTGTCCTAGGGAGGTGGCAATGGAGTCATTCACCGCCCCTCTGGACATTCGTTATGACGCGCAAGCCAGCAAGATCCTCGGCGCCGATCACTGGCGGGTGATCACGTCGTTCCGCTACTACCTGGGGAGCAAGTACAGCGAGCAGTGGGTCACGGTGCCGGCGGGCTATCTCACCGACGGGGCCAGCGTGCCGCAGTTGCTATGGAACCTGATTCCACCGTGGGGGAGCTACGGCCAGGCTGCCGTTGTGCACGACCTACTGTGCGAGTACCTGGCGATCGTGGTCGCCGGCGAGCTGGTGAGCATTACGCGTGAGCGCTGTGATGAGATCTTCTGCGAGTCCATGGGTGTGCTTGGAGTGCCCGGATGGAAGCGCTGGTCGATCTATCAGGGGGTGAGCCTGTACCGAAAGCTGGCCCGCATCGAGAAGCCTTCCACCATTCCGCTGAAGCGCAAGCTCGAGGCGGCCTGGAAGGCTACGCCGAGGGAAGCTGCTCGCTTGTTTTGATGTCGTTGTGAATTCCCATCTTTCGCAGCAAGTAGTCGCGCTGGTCTTTGATGAGCAGGAGGCTTCTGACTTGACCGTCCAGCTCTGAGGTTTTGGAGCGAAGGCGTTCGATCTGCGCGTTGGCGTTCCCGAGCTCGCTCTTGAGCTTCGACTTCTCATTGGATAGCTGGCTGTTCATCTGCACCAAGCCGAAGATGTCCTCCCGAGCTTTGCGCAGTTGCAGGGTCAGCTCCTTAACTTCGTTCTCCAGCATGAGCATGTACTGCCGGCAGGTTTCCAGCTCGGTGGGCGAGCCAAGCCAGTCGGAGGTGTCTTCGATTTCGAGGGGGTCCATGGGAGCGCCTTGCTGATACTGTTTGTATATACAGTAATCGAGGCGATGCAAGCGGGCGAGTGTGAAGCGACGAGCTGTAGCAGGTATGGGTTGTTGTTTTTTCGGCAGGACGCCGGAGGAGGGCTTGGAGCTCGTACCACTTTTTGTACCAATCAATGTTCCCTTGAGGGACTCTCTGGGGCCTCAGAAGGCGCTGAAACCCCTTGTCTAGCGCCTTTGGAATACGCCAGCTAATCCGCACATATTCCATAGGACCTTGTATTTGCTGGGCCTAGGCGTATCTACCGGGATTCAAGTACCAATTTTGTACCGTTTTTCGGTAAATCCAGCTTTTCAAGCTCCGCGAAATCACTCGAAGAGCTGATCCACTTGGCATAGGTTGAAAGCAGTACCTGGACGCTGTGTCCAAGTTGCGCAGCGATGAATGCGGGGTTCATTCCGGACATCAGGCACATTGTTGCGTAGGTGTGCCTGGTGTCGTACATCCGGCGATACCGTATTCCGCTCTTGCGCAGGGCTGACAACCAATAACGCTTAGCCCCAGTTTCGGATCGGATGTATAGCTCTGATCTGTCACCCGAACCGTCCGGCGCGAAAACATAATCAGAGCGCGCCGCCGTAAGTAGTCTGGCCTTTTCGAGTGCCTGCAAAGCTCGATCGTTCAATAAAACTTCCCGCGAGACCTTCGTTTTGGTCCTCTCCTTGATCTTGCCGTACAGTCTGATACGGCAAACCTTGGCGCGCCTAGAGCGCGTATCAACCTCGCTCCAGCGCAGGGCCATCGCCTCGCCTGGACGCATTCCTGTATAGAAAGAAAACTCAAAAAAACATGCGTAAATAGCCTGCAAGCCGCTCGTCACTTCGTACAGCTTGTCGATCAACTCGTCCGCTTCTTCGCGGCTGAACGGGTCGATCTCGCGCTTGGTTACCCGGGTCGGGGGGATCGAGTTGGCCGGGTTCCTTAGGATCAGCTCATCATTCACGGCCTGGGTCAGTAGACCAGTCACCAGCCGGATGGCGCCCTTCCTGCGGATTGGCGAAGACCAGGTAATCCCGTTGACGATTTTCCGCATCAGCACCGGCGTTATCTTGTCGAGCGGGTACTGGGCCAGGTGAGGGACCCAGTAGGTTTGCATGGTGCTTCGGTAGTTCTTGCGCGTGCTGTCTTCGATCTGAAGGCTGTTCAGCCAGTCCTGGGCGTAATCGAAAAATATGGGCATTTGCCCAGTTGAGTCGCTCCGGCTATTCGGGAACAACTCCCTGTATTTCTCAGGCGTAAGCGCACCCAGCTTGGCCAGCTGTATTACTTGAGAACGTAAAGCCTCGGCTGCTGCGATTCCCCGAGCGGTTTGCGGGAGAGTGAGCGTTTCGCAGTGCCGCTTTTTGTTCCAGGAGAACCTGACCCTGATCGATTTCCCGACAAGCTCAACTCCGGTGGGCAGCTCCATTGGCTCTCTAGCCATTCGTCATACCTCCATTTGCTGTACATGATTCGTCCGTCGATCTTCGACCAGACGCCGGCGGGGATGATGTTACGTTCTCTCTTTCGCTGCAGGGCTTTTGGAGTGGTGCCCAGCAATTCGGCCATCCGCTTTTCGGTGACCTTGTCGTGGCCGGACTCATCGCCCAGCTTTTCGGCTACTGCCATGATGATGCTCCGGGCCGCGCGTGGCGGCAGAAGGTGGTTAATCCCAGTCGTGACTGAGCTCGGGGTTGATTGGTGGTTTGCACTCAAGCGTGGTGAGATTCAGCAGGGTGAAGTGGCCGTCCATCCATCCGGCTGTGTCGATGTAGTGGACGTTTCCGAGCACGGCTGTCTGGCGCAGCGGTGTGTGGCCGACCACCAAGGCGCGCAGGCCTTCGACGCCGCATATGTCGCAGTCCTGAATTCGGCTGCGCGACCACATGCAGCTGTTCTGCACCTGCTTCAGCCGCTTGTTGCTTTCGGGCGACTCCAGCTCAGCGCGCAGTTGATCCCATGAAGGGAAAGGGCAATCGGCGTGAACAATCCCGACCAATCCGCCAGGCGTCTCGACTTCAATGGCGATCGGCAGCTCGGCGAACTGGATTGCAAACTCCCGCTGCTCGTCCCAGGCCAGGCCGGCGAACCATGAGCCGCCGTTGTAGACCCAGTTTTCCGAATCGCAGGTGTCGAAACGCACAACGTAATCGTCGTGGTTGCCGCGCACCGGGTGGAACCATGGCTTGTCCAGCCAGACGAGCACGTCGCGGCACTCCGGTCCGCGGTCGACCAGATCCCCGACACTGAACAGGCGGTCAGCGGCAGGATCGAATCCCGCAGAGTCGAGCGCGACCTGTAGCCTGGTGAAGTGACCATGAATGTCGCCGACCGCGAAATCCCGGCCAGCCGTGTTTGCGGCGAAGCGCTTCACGCGCGACACCTCGATTGTTTCGAGCATGAAGCCTCCGAAGGGTTTATGGCTTGAATTCAGCCGCAGAGCACAGGGTTCTCGCGTGATCGAGCAGTTCAGCCGACCAGTCGCGTCCTACGCCGTCATCGAAGGCGAACAGCATTCCGCCCAGCGCCTTACGCAGCGCTTCGTTCTCGACGGCCTGTTCCTCAAACTTGCGGTGTATGTAGCGGGCAGTCGTCTCTCCACACAGAGAGTCGCCCGGGATCGCGCGGCCTCGCAGGACGCCTTCCCATTCATGGACGGTAAATTGTTCAGACATGCGAATTCCTCGCCCGCCGTTCACCGGCAGGTTGGTAGGTGGAAGAGGGGTTACTTGCGGCGCTGGAAGTCAGTGCAGCGGACGATCACTGTCTGAGCGTCCCGGGCGAGCGCCGGCATGGTGCTGAAAGGCAGGTGACTGCAATTGCGGTGGGCATGGGTGCAGGTGCGACACATGCCACCTTTGGGTTGGTGGGTCATCACCGCGGCCCCTTGTAGCAGTACACGTAGGCGAACCAGGCGAGGGCGATCATGGCGTCACCTCTGAGGCCTCTGGAATATCCTCGAACTTGTAAGTCTTGATGACGCGCTCTTCGACGTCGGAGACCTTGATGAATTTTGCCTCTTCAACCCAGGGGTAGGCGTCTGGCTCGCCGTGCTTGCCGCCACCGCTCATCTCACAAAAGGCGAGAGCACGGCCGTCTGGCAGGATGAAGGCCTTCACATCGACCTCGTAGTTGCGCTCCCAGCTGTAGTGGCACCAAGACGGAACACCGGGGGCGTCCACTGCGCTGTAACGCACCTCGTTGACCGCATCATCGTGCGAGCTCTCATCGTAAAGCTGATCCAGATCCTCGCCGGACATGGACGCCAAATCTTCAAGGGTAACGAGGCCATTTGGTGCATCGTGCAGGCTGTCGTACGTGTAGCCGAAAGCATTGATTCCGTGATGCATCACTAGCAGCTTGGCCATTTGGCGTGCAGTGAGCGTGTTCAGTGAGTGGTGGATGTTTGCATCGAGCATAGGGGGTCCTTGCCGCTATAGCGGCTGACTTTGGAGGGCGAGGGGTTACAGGTTTTACGAGCGGAGTACAGATGTACTCCTTTCGGGGTCACACTCCCGGACGGCCTTTGAAGGCGAGCCAAATGTAGTGGCGACCTTTGGCGGTGACCTTGATCTTGTCGGTCTGCTTGTTCCAGGTGATCAAGCGCAGTTCATCGAGGATTGTTGTCAGCGTGTGGCCCTGGTGCCAGCCGGCCAGCGCCTTGATGCAGCCTTGGGCTAGCAGTCCGCGGAAATCATCGTGGCCGAAGTTGGTGCCCTGGAACGAGCTCTGCATTTGTTCGTCGGTTACGAGGTCGGTGATGACTTTGACGTCAGGGTCGCGCCGGTAGCATTTGTGGGTCATGGCAGTTCGTCCCCGACGATCATCTTGCAGGGGCCTTGCCGCACTCTCGCAATTTCTGCCACCAGATCATCAATCCGCTGATCTGCTGTGTTCAGGCGAAGCTGCAGGGCGTCACGCTCAGCGGCGATGCGGTCGAAATCATTGGCTAAAACTACGACGGGTCGGAATACAGCTTTGCTCTCGCCTTCAACGCCGGGTATGAAGCCTTTCAATTGCCAGCGTTTCACTTCCGGAAGGGACGGGATCAGTTTGTTTACTGTGGGCATGGGGCGTCCTATACCGGGGCATGCCCGAGCGATTAGATATTTTTTATAAATGACCAGAAGCAGATACTTCGTGGGCTCCACGAGAGTCGACGAATGGTCTAGAACTACTTGGTTTTGAAAGTGCTTGAAGGGGCGAAAAGAGTGGATCAGCATCTAGTTTCACTTCATTCGGAGTTACCGCAATGGGTCAAGCAAAGCATGAAATAATGAAGGCTGAAGAGAGAAACGATCTCGCCTTGAGTATCGCCAGAAGAGCTGGCGTGCTCGACTTCTGCGCTCATCACGGTGTTTCTTCCCAGTCGGGTGGCGATATTGAGGACGCATACAAGCTTGGTAACACGTTGTTTACGAGTGGAGAGGTAAGCGGCCAGTTTGAAAGTCGCCGCGAAATGACAGACGCCATAAAAAATGCAGTGGAGTCTTGTGCACACGAGTGCTACGACTGTTCTGATTTCCGCGATAGGGATTAAGCTGCCTCCGCCCTTTGTTCAGCCGCTCTCCATGGATCGTTTGCTCGGGCAAGTGCCGCCATGGGGGGAGGGCTGACGCTGTTGCCGCACATGTGCACCTGCTGGGTCTTGGTGAATGGCTTGCCGTCGGCCCCATGGTTGATGATGTAGTCGGCTGGAAAGCCCTGGGCCTTGTACAGCTCGGTCGGTTGCAGCATCCGCAGGCATATGTCGACGATCACATAAGGCGTACCTTTGATGGTCACGGTAACCAGGCCCAGCCGATCCTTGGTGGTGATGGTTGGTGCTGGCTCGCCGGCGGCGCTCACGTTCTCGGTGCCGTAGTAGCTGATCAGGAAGGCCGCGACCCGCAGTGCGCCGGCTTCAACCTCTGGCGAGAGCTGGAGCTCGACTAGCGAACTCTTGCCGCCACCGCCGGCAGTGATGGTTGGTGCCGGTTCGTTCACAGCCTGACCGACGCTGGCGCCGAACTGGCGCTCCATGAACGCGGTGACCAGCCCGTGGTGAGTGCCGCCGGCGCTGATGGTGTGCAGCGGATCCGCTGCGTCCCGGGCATCGCAGTTGCCGCGCAGGTGCACCAGGTTGGCGGTCACCAGCTGCTGCTGGCTGCCGGTGTTGGTCACCGTGGTCATCGGGTCTTCGATGCTCTTGGCATCCGTGGTGTTGAACCCGCCATTCATCTGGGCCATGAACACCGTTGAGATGCCCATGGCGTGCGCGGCGCCGGCCGGGCGCTGGTAGTTACCGCCGCTGGTGATGGTCGGCAGCGGCTCGTCGAGCGCCTTGCCTTCGTCAGCAAACCGAAACTTCACCAGGTGAGCAGCTGCAACGCCGTACTTTCCGCCTGAGGCCATGATGGTGCCGAGCGGTTCGTGCTGGTCTGCGGTGCGTGGGGCAGAGCCTGGCTTATCACCGTTGCCCAGTTGCACCAGCGTGGCTGCTGACAGTGTCAGTTCACCTCGGTTCGCACACGTGACTGTCGGCAAGGGCTCGCGTGGATCGTTGATCCGCTCGCTGCCCTGGTGCGTGGCTGGCGCGATGATCGGGCTGGCCAAGGCGAACGAACCGCCGCGTGGCCAGGAGGTCACCGTGCGCAGCGGGTCGTGCGCTGACTGCACACTTTCGCCGGACCAGTTCGCGATCGGCACAATGAACGGGTCAGCGGCATCGATGACGAACTTCTTCATGCCCTTGGCAATCCGGCGCAGCGTGGCAGGTGCCAGCGGCTTCGGCCGGTCGAAGATGCTCTTGCTTGGGATCGTCCAGTCGATGCACTCGGCGGCGGTGCGCCACATCTTCTGGCCCTTGACTGGGTGCTTGGCGTGGGTCGGCTCGGGCCACATGATCGGCTGGCCGTCGCAGCGGGCGATCATGAACAGGCGTTCCCGGCTGGTCGGTGCGCCAAAGTCGCAGGCTTTCAACACCCGCCACTCTACGTCGTAACCCAGGTGCTGCAGCTCAGCAACGAACACAGCCCAAGTCTGCCCGCGGCGCTTCGGGTCGGGCACCAGGAACTGCTGGTGGACCGGAACCACCTCGCCCGGCTCAGCTACGGCACCCCCCAGCTTCACCACCCGGCCGGTCGACTTGTCACGCTTGGCGATCAGCGGGCCCCACTGAAGGATCTGCTTCACATTCTCCAGGCTGATGACGCGGGGCTTCTTTTTGCCAGCCCACTTCAAGCCGATCCACGACAGGTTGCGAATCTCGCGCTTGCGCGGCTGGCCGCCGGCTGCCTGGCTGTGGTGCGTGCAGTCCGGAGACATGTGGAACCAGCCCACGGCCTTGCCGCCGCACTCGGTATCCGGATCACCCTCGAACACGTCGGTGGTGTAATGCAGGGCGCCCGGATGGTTAACGGTGTGCATGCTGATGGCCTGGGGGCTGTGGTTCTTCGCCACATTCACCGCGCGACCCAGGCCCATCTCCAGCCCGGTACCGGCACCGCCGCCACCGCAGAAGAAATCGACAACGATCTCATCGTCCTGAGTGCTGAAGCCGAGTCCGTATTGAGTTTTGAAATCGAAGGGGTGTTTCTTCTGTTGTGCGGACATAGGGGATCCTCGCCGGTATAGTTCCGGGATCTACAGGGGAGTGGGTTATGAGTTGGGAAGTAGTTTCTTGTTGGATCGAGAGTCACCCAGGACTGGCGTCGTGGGTGCAGGCGGTAGGATCAATTTTGGCAATACTGGCGGCAATTTGGATCGCGAATAGGGATTCGAGATTCAGGCGAAATGCCGATAAAGAAGCAAGGCTAGGCGCTCTTGTCCGGGCTATAACTGCTGTAGCAGACGCAAAAGCGCGAGTGGTAGCTGGATTTGAGGGTGTAATAAAAACAGGCGCATCGCGTAATTTCGTTGACGCTATTAAATCTGATCTCGAAAAATCTGAGCAGCACCTGAAAGAAGCCATGTCGATCGAGGGGGTGGACTCGAAAATCTATGTACAACTCTATGAGGCAAGAACCGCCATCGAAGAAGCAACACAGGTTATTTACCTTGTTTCTGCAGAAAGAACATCTGGTGACAAGATCCTCAGCCGTCTTTCTTTCGCCCTAGACAAGCTGAAAAATATGAAGAATTTGAAAGGCTAGGTGCACCGTTCATGGTCCGTACCACGAAACCAGCGCCGGCTGGCGTGATTCGTTGAAGTGGGGTATTTGTGTTCGGCCCGGCATGGAGCCGGTAGGAGTTTCAAATTGAAGCGATTGTTGCTCGCGCTCGGCTTACTGGTGCCGATGGCTGCCTCGGCAGAATCGGTGAACGAAATGTATCCAGGGCCTTGGGTCTGGGATTTCAACAACGCCATCACCGGAGCGCTGGTTCAGGCAAAAGTGAAAGGCTGCGGCATTTATCGTTACAGGGTCAGCCGCAGCAGCGATAGCGAATACCTCGTGTACTGCTCTCGGGACAATGAAAACTGGAAGGCGTACATGGTATGGCCGAACATCAGCAAGGTGATGGGTCCATATCCGCCTGATCCGTCGCTTCCGTGAGTCAGGCGGCTGCGCGCTTTAGTTGTTCGGTGAGCTGAGTTGGCAAGCCACGCAAGGTCAGCGTGCCCCCGGCTTCGTCGAACTCGATCTTGTCGCCCAGCAGGTGCGCCTCGAAGCTGATAGACATGCCCTCGGCCCGGCCGGTGAAGCGCCGGAATTTGTTGAGGGTCTTCTTGTCCGGCGGAAGCGAGTCGGAAAGCCCGTAGTCCGCGGCCTTGATGAAGTCGTAGAAGTTCTTCGGACGGTCTTCGTCGATCAGGCCTGACAACTCGTCAAGAGTGATCGGCTCGCCAAGCTTGACCTGGGACATGGAGTAGCTGACCAGGGTCTGGATCTTTTCGCGTGCCGATTCTTCCGGCAGATCCTCGCTTTCAACAAAGTCGCTGAATGCCTTGAGCAAGGTCCGGGTTTCGCTGGGACCGTCGATCCCT